TTATTGTTTTTATTTATTTTTGTTATTTAAACAGCAGTGGTCTCAGCCTTGACACTCTTAGCAAAGTGAGGACTCATATAACGCTGGAGGTTAAAATAAGTGAGGACATCGGACTTCTGGATCTTGAGAAGAGACGCAAGCTTAATATCGGGATTAATAGTGCGTCCGTTATTCTCGTCCTGAAGCTTATTCGCACGGATATATGCGTTAATCTCGCGAGTAACCTCCGTGCGAGCCATCTCGGACCCACTTTCCTTGCCAAGGAAGGTTGCCAACTCGTCACTGATGCGGGTGGGCTTAACAAATCCGGAAGGCTTACGGATTCCAGTCTTTCTCTTGCGGCGAGAGTTTTGCTTTTGGGATGCCTTAAGCTCACGAGTCCACTTCTTCTCAAGAGTGCGGTATTCAGTCTTAAGAGATGAAATCAAAAGACCAAGTTGTTGAAGCTTGGCGATAAACTCGAGTGATTGCTCGGCAACTGAAACCTCGGCAGTTGCGTCAGTAGAAGCCGCCTCAACAACAGGGGCAGGGGCAGGAGTAGGAGTAGGAGCCGCTACAGGCTCGGGAACAGAAGCAGCCTCTTGCTTCACAGCCTTGGGCTTCTTGGTCTTGGTCGCAGACTTCTCAACAGAAGCAGTCTCAACCGAAGCTGAGGGAGTGGAAACAGGAGCGGGAGTGGAAACAGAAACATCAGTAGTCTTGGTTGCTTTACTTGAACTTGGTTTTGCCATATTATACTATATCTAGGTAGTTACCTTTTAAGTGATTTACAGCATATATATATATTATTATATTATTGTGATCGTTTAACATCATAATAATATAATAAAATCTCTTAAATATAAGAAACTGATTGGTACAACCATGGAAGTGACGCAGCAGCGTTTTCATTCACTAATGTAAGGGCTCCAAGCACATAATATGCACCTAAAGATCTATTATCATGATCAATTCCTGTATTTATAAATTTTTCTAAAATATCTAAAACGTATTGTTTTACTTTTTCTTCGTCAGATTCATTATGTAAATAATTATAATTAACATTCCTAAATGGATTGCCATCTGGAGGACAAATAGTTCTTTTAGTTTCATTTGATAATTGTGCTCTATAATTCCATATATCGGTCAAATCTCTCATTAATTTTACTAATTGATGTCTATTTAGCGTTGAAAACCAAACAGGTTCGCTATAATTTCCTAAAGAATTAATATTTTGAAATAATGTAAGAATTCGTAATTCTAGATTCTTTTGAATTGATAACTCATTCGAAACATCTTGAATCACTATATCAATATGGATTTTTAATATTTTGCTAAATTGTATAAGTTGTTTTATATTTCGTATCACTTGTCTAGGTATATTATTTCGATTATATGGATTTTTCACAACTCCTTCTGTTTTTATAACCAAATTATAGAGAGAAATAATATCAAATCCATATATGAAGTTGTCCATATCTTTATAACTAAAAAATTGGGAACTTTTTAAATCTTTAACATCGTCACCTGTTAAAAAATCTGAATCATTTGTGCATAAGCTTCTATTGATATACGCGGGGCCGTGTAATTGATTACATTTTCGTTGTAAATTTCCTCTAAAAATCTTTTGGATTTTAATAATAACCGAAGACAATTTTAAAAACACATATATCCTTGACACCAATTCCTTTTTGTTACCAGATACTTTTAATTTGTATTTTTTTGCAAAAGATTTTAATTGTGCAACTGAATAATTATAACCTATAACTAATTCATATGAATTAACTGTCGGTAAGATGATATTATCGTCTGTAATTTTTTTTAAATTACTAATATTTGGAATTGTTTTTTCACATCCACTATTAATTATGTTCATGTAATCATCTATTGGCATTATTGTAATGACAATATTATTTTTTTTTAAAAATGACACTTTAAATAATTTTCCATTTATCATTCTATTATATATTTATATAATAATATCCTTTTGAATTATTTTAATTAATAATTAATAATTAATAATTGAGAATTTAGATTTGATAATTTGGAGCGAGCCGTAGCGTCAGTGGAGGCGAGCGACTGGAACACGGATGTGAGCAAAGAGAACAGAAGTGTTCAATAACAACATCATATTTCAAAAGGATATTATTATATTCGTTGGCATTTATCGTGTGATAAAAATCTGTTTATATTTATATTTATTTTTTCATTCAAAAAAAAATTGATTTAAAGATAAACGAATAGAATATAGCATAATATACACAATGGCAGACACAATCGTTGACGGCACTCTATTTAATGTTGAGAATATTCGCTATTCCGCTCCCAAGGCTGGTGGGAGTGGCGGAAAGAGCATTAATATTTTGAATAAATCTACTAATTCCGGAATTAGATTATCATCCCCACTAATGTTAACGTGGGGTGCATCCGATTTTGTAGATGAGAAAACTGGTAAGGGAAATGGGAAATTTGACATGTCGCTTCAATTTCCGAACGCTGAATATAAAACCGAGGATACTGATGCGTTCCTTGCGAATATGATGGCTTTTGAATCAAAAATTAAGGCTGATGCTCTTATTAATTCAAAGGATTGGTTTGGAAAGGTTCATAAAAACGCGGAAGTTGTTGAAGCGCTATATTCTCCTATGCTCAAATACAGTAAGGATAAGCATACCGGTGAGCCTGACCTGAATAAATCCCCTGTATTACGTGTAAAGCTTCCTATTTGGGAGGGTGTGTGGAAATGCGAGATTTATGATGAGGACGATAATAAATTGTTTCCAAATCCGACAAATCCTGGGGTATCACCACTTGATTTCATCCTAAAGGGGACTAATGTGGCTGTCTTAATGCAGTGTGGTGGTCTATGGTTCGCGAATGGTAAGTTTGGGTGTACCTGGAAGCTAATTCAAGCCGTAGTTCAGAGACCAAAGGCATCGTTGTCCGGACAGTGTTTTATTAAGTTGAAGCCAACTGATAAGGCAAAGCTAAAGTCGGCTACTGCTCCTGATACGGACCCTACTGATGGACCTGTGACTAGTACGGTTGTTTATGATTCTGACGAAGAAGAATCTGATGAAGAACAATCCGCACCTGAACCAGTATCCGTATTTGTTCCTCCTTCTCCTCCTGTTGTAGTTGCTCCTGTTGTAGTTGCTCCTGTTGTAGAAGAGCCTAAGAAGGTTGTGAAGAAGATTATCAAGAAGAAGGTTGACGCATAAATAACAAAACTATAAAAAATAAAATTATAAAAAAATAAATAGATAACCTAGAAATAGAAATAAACTCCTTCGACTAACGTCTATGGAGTCCCCTCAGAAAAATTCGGCTTTTGCTGCGCTTAAGCCTCCGTTTTATTCCAATAATAAAAAATATGTATATAATATATATATATTTTTTTCAATAATTTACTACTGTATTGGAGCGACCCGTAGTCGAATGAGTTCCCTCAGAAAACTTCGGCTGACGCCTTCGTTTTCTTCCACTTAAGCCTCCATTTTATTCCAAAAAAAATTGAAATACTTTTCAATAAATATATTAAACACACAATTGTCCTTAGTAATATAATAAATTATAATTTTCATATCCCTTCAGAATACTCCACTAGCGTTCCGCTCCGTCACATCCCCTAAACGCCTACAAAATTCAATCGCGCTTCAAAAATGGATTCTGATGTTGAATATATCTCATCTCCTTCGACTAATGTCTCAACTCCTTCGACTACCGCCTACGGAGTTCCCTTGCTCCAAACAAAAAGACGTATCCGAAGGAGTTTGAACTTAAATCGAGATGGTTTGACTAAACAGCGTGCTTATATTATAGCTGATGATGATGATGATGAAGAAGAATATCAAATCCCCTACCAAGATATATTAGACCCATATAATCTGTCTACGGAATATAATAGGAATACTTTCCTTCATGAATATGGAATGTGGGGGAGACCGTTCCCTATCGAAACTCCTTCGACTAACGTCTCCGGAGTTCCCTCGCTTTTCGCTACGCTTACACCCGGCGCCATCGGCTACGGCTCGCTCCAAAACAATAACATTGTACAAAAATTGGATTTTGGATCGAGTCGTAGCGTCAGTGGAGGTGAGCGACTGGAACACGGATTTGATCGAAGTGAACAGAAGTGTTCTGAGATGGATTCTGGAGATAATATTTCTGAACTATCTGGAAATGATTTTGGATATAATATTTCTGAACTATCTGGAGTTGATTTTGAAGACGATATTTCTGATCTATCTGAAAATGTTGTAGATAATGATAATTTTTGGACACAAAAAGAACAAGAAAAAATAGATCAAATTATAGATAATGCGTGCAACTCCTTTGGAGGAAAACGGAGGCGTTAAGCGCAGCAAAAGTTCGAAGGAGTTCAATAAAAACAATAAAAACAATAAAAACAATAAAAACCAATAAAAAACAATAAAAACCAATAAAAAATAATAAAAAATAATAAAAAATAATAAAATGTATATAATATTTATTTGTTTTTTATTTCTTGAGCGAGCCGTAGCGTCAGTGGAGGTGAGCGACTGGAACACGGATGTGAGCGAAGTGAACAGAAGTGTTCTGAAATAAAATTGAATTACTTTTCAATAATTAACTGTAATGTACAATTTATCAGTAATATAATTAATTATCAAAACTCCTTCGCCTACGTATACGGAGTTCCTTCAGAAAACTTCGGCTTTTAACTCCATTTTCCTCCAAAAATGACGACCTTTGATGAAGACATATCATTCTATAGTAATGAACAAATATATGGTCTAGATGAATCCATCCCAGAATTCAAATACTATTATGAAAACGGAGAGTTGCAAAGTTATTTATACAAGGGTATCTTTTACACCGGAACCTGGCCGGAATACTGGGCCAAGTTTCAGTATGAACACAGAGTTGGGCCAGCACATTGTCGTCGTTGTGTTATAAACGGTTCGAAACGTGGTGTAATGGTAGGACCCTGTGTAAAATGTGCTCCTCACTATGATAATTACGAACTCGGATCAGGATTTGATAATTTTGGAAAAGAGCCCCCTATCAATATAGATGGAAAACTTGTACCTAGTGTATTTGACCTACATATGAAATATGTCAATCTTTTATCAATTGGTCGAAATGTAGAACCGATTTTATTAAATAAAATATTAGAATCAGCTTGTAATGAACTGCAATACAAATTATTTGAGAAACATGAGAATGAAGTAGAAGCTATTCAAGGGCTAATGAGATTTATCAAAAGTTTTAAAAATATGAATGATATTTTTAAAAAGATAAATAGTGCGCTTCTTATTCCCGAGTCAAAAATGTATAATCAGAATTGGGCTGGAACAGATTGGGAATGGTTAACTGGTCAAATGATCTATGATGAGTCTACCAAATGGACATTCACTGATGAAGAATTGGCTTCTATTCGCGAATCACAAGAGAATATTCGAACTTTAGTCGCGGGTAGTAATATTAAAAATGTTGATAATATTGAAAAATAAAATATAAAAACAATAAAAAATATAAAAAATATAAAAAATGTATATATTGTATTTTTTCTTTCAAATAGTATAAATATTTTTTATTATTGTATTACAACAATAATAAAAACAATGAATACAAAAACTCAGAAAACTTCGGCCGACGCATCCGTTTTCTTCCATCATCTAGTTGATTGGGTAGATAACAAAAAATATAAATTATCAAATAGTATGATATACCAGAATCCCAACGCGCTCCAATTTTTCGACAAAACACCAGAAAAAATAAATTGGTATTGTTTATCACAAAATACAAATCCAACAGCAATCAATATAATAGAACAATATCCAGATAAAATAAATTTAGATTGGTTATCAGCAAACCCAAGCGCAATGCGTTTACTGGAAAAAAACTTTGATAGATATAGATATAAAAATATGGGAACAATAAATTGGGATAATTTTTCACGTAATCCTGGTGCGATTTCTTTTCTAGAAAACTATTTATATAAAATTGACTGGAATATGTTATCATTAAACCCGGAAGCCATTCCTTTATTGAAACAATATCCAAAAAATATAAATTGGCATTGTTTGTCACAAAATATTAATCCAGTAGCAGTAGAATTATTAGAGGAAAAATTTGATAAAATTGATTGGAGTTTTTTATCGTCAAATCCATCCGCCATAGAATTATTAGAAAAAAATCCCGATAAAATTGATTGGAGTTTTTTGTCGGCAAATACACACCCACGTGCTATTTCTTTATTGGAAAAAAATATAGATAAAATTGACTGGAATTTTTTATCTAAAAATCCTAACGCAATGCGTATATTAGAGCAAAATCAATCATATATAAATTGGTATTATTTATCAATAAACCCGTCTATATTTTGGAGCGAGCCGTATTTACGAAGTTAGAAGGCGAAAAGCGACTGGAGCGAGCCGTAGCGTCAGTCGATTGATTCTTCAAAATTTATTTTTATTATTATATCGGCTTTTTTTTCGATATTATAAATATCATTTTCAATGATTTGCGATATTCCTTGTTTTTTTAAAACATATGTCTGATTCTTCTTACATAAAAGAGTATCAATTGGGATATCAATCAATCTTTCACCAACCTTTACCGTTATCATTTTTTGTTGTAAGAGAGAAAAAGTAAATAATATTCTCACTTCTACGATCAAATTATTATTTTCATCTATTGATACATTTTCAGGTAATTCCGGATTACATTTTACAATAATATCGCCATTTTCACTATCACTATCAAAATATAATTCGCTATGCCATAGTGGTACATAATACAATTTATTGTTTACATCTAATTTATAAACATTGTTATTAAATAAATCTGTTATACAAGGATTCAATATATAAATCTGCATATCTTTGAATTTTTCCAAAATAATATCACGAACCTTATTGATAGTTTCTTCACTAATATGAAGAATATGTTTATATTTTAAAATAAAATCATATACCATCATTGATTTTTCCTTGTCTAAATCATCGAATAATTTTAATGATATGTCTTTGTATCCACTAACAATATCTTTAATAATAGTTGAAATAAATTGAGTACAATTCCCCTTTACTATACTATCAATAAATGTATTTAATAACTGAACATATCCTCCCGTATTTGAAAAATGAAATATATTTCCATCATTTACATCTTCATCTTCATCTTCGGTTGGAAATTTATTTATAATATTTAATTCTCTCTTTAATAGATGATATGCTTCATTCGTTTGTTGAAATTTTTCTTTTGATTCAATTGTATTACCATTTTTATCTGGATGGAATTGGAGCGCTAATTTATGATACCTTTTTTTTAAGTATTCTAATGTAATATAGTTTATTTCATTTTGTTCTATTTCTAGAATGTCCAATGCTACTTTTATATCCATATTATCTAGTTAAATAATTTTATATTTAAGTAATTATAGTTGCTGTTCGATTATAGAGTTTTTGGAGGAAAATGGATGCGTTAAGCGCAGCGGAACACTTCTGTTCACTTCGCTCAAACTCCTTCGACTAACGTCTACGGAGTTCAAAAATGATGAATAATACTTGTCAAATAAAATAAATAATGTTCTAAGTGATAAATTGGTCGATAATTATTATTGTAATATTGAAAAAAAGAATATGTTTTTATAAACATTTTGGTTACATCCGCGCCTTCTATTTTTTTATTCTCTATTAAGGTGGAATTAATATATAAAATACATTCCGAAATATCCAAATTATAGATAAATATATCGTATAATAAATCACGGAATTTAATAAATTTCAAATCATCCACATTTATCATCGCGTCTATTATTTTATTGCATATAATTTTGTATGGTTGCATTAATTCATTATTAGCTATATGTAAATTTTTTATATTTGTTATTTGATCTAGTTTTATATTATTCGGCATTTTTTTTTTCAAACATTTGTTATACACGCTTTTTGTTGGTCTAGAAATATGAATTGTCTCACAACAGTTTAAAATCGAATCTGGAATGAAACTAATATGTTCCGTTATCAATATGTATTTTAATTCAATGGAAGTAGTATTGTTTTTTTGTATATAACTGTAAAAATTCTCCAATAATTCACTATGTATTTCATGAAAATTTTTACAAACTATTATGAACGATTTTTCACTTTTCGTTGATACAATATCTATAATTTGCATATAAATGTCGTGCCATAATAATTTGGAATTACATCCCAATAGAGACATGTCCAGTTCAAAATGTATATCACTTATCTTATAAAAATAGGGCTGTTTGTTATACATTACGCATATTCGTTTTTCATATTTCAATTCTGATGGACTATATTTTTTAATTGATCGTAACATTTGGGTATATTTTCCGGTCCCCTGCGCTCCAAAAAATATAATATTACGCAAATTCCGGATATTTTTGGGGAATTTATCGAATATTTTTTCTAATTTTGGATGCAGATTTTCATTTGCTGTGGAAGATAAATAATCATCAAAATGGGATTCAAGAAATTTCATTTACTTATTTATTATCAATGTAAACAACCTTTTATTTCATATTTCACGTTATATTTGTTTTTATTTATGAAACGCGGAAAAGGTATAAATATATCACTCCATTCATATATAATATAATTAACCTATACATGAACATTGTAAAAAACATAAATCAATATGATGAAAATAACATTTATTTTTCAGACCCAATAAAAAATAATGTGATTGTCGATGGAACGTTCACACGAATTATTTATTCAACGCATCTGTTTATTTTAAATGGAATTAGCTTACTTGTTCCTTTAAATGACATATTTATTGAAAAATATTACAATAAATATAAATGTTCGTTCAATGTGAATACACATGTGGAATTAATTGAAAGTATAAAATCAATTGAAGAAAATATATTAAAAATAGTAAATATTAAAAATAAAATTCCACAATTCAAAATGTCGTCCCAATTAAAAAACGGAAATATTAAATTTTTTTTAGAAAATGTGGATAAAATAACAAATAATTTGTTTATTCTTAAAATTTCCGGGATTTGGGAAACCGCTACACAATACGGTGTCACATACAAATTTTTAAAAATTAACCATCTGTAACAAAATATTTCAATATTATACCTAAAGTGATGACAGTTACTATACTCAATGTTTGAATTAAATATATAAACATTCAAGTGACTTTATTAAGGGAAGAGGTTTCTTTGAACCCGTTATCTTGGGTTCCTTTATAAAATGTGTATAATTGAATCATAAACAAAATAACGAAAATATTCATAAATAAATAATAATTTTCAGTAACGTGCCCACTAGTAATTGTATTAAAATATGA